CCGCATTGCTGCGGTAAGAGTGAGCTTTAAAAAGCCCAAGTACTTAGATTTTACTTAAGTACTCCTTACCCTATAGAGACAACTATAGGAGAAACTTGTCCTTATTAAAGAGGAGTTCCAAGTCGGTCGGAAAAGATCCCGACAGCCCGGATGCCTAATAAGCTTAAACACCTTGTTAGGAATAAAGTATCCTTTCAACAGGGTATAATAGATAAAACTTCCACTGTACTATTACAAACATTAGGCTTTTTTTACTAATGTTTGATCAATGGTAGTGCAGGTGTGTAGATCTATGGCTGTATTTTATTATAATTATATATGAAAAATCTTAAACTAGTAACAATTATCCTTTCTAGGATAATGAAACTAATTTATAATTTAGATTTAACATCTACAATTACTAAATACATCTTCTTTATTGATTCTCTTCGCAAGAAGAGTGGTTTAGTTTATACTATCAAGTGATTAAAAGCTGCAAAGCTTCATATTACAAGATATGTATGTGGTAAACCATTAAAATCAAATAAAGCAGGTGTAGCACTGGACCAAGATGGTTTTCCTAAGAAATTTCTTTTCTTTAAAAGTTTAATTGATAGTGGCCAAGTTCGCAGTGTATTATCACTACTTACTTATTCACGAGCTCTTAAACCTACAAGTTTGGAAATGTCAAAGATAAGACCTGATTACTCAACTATAACTGCTCCCTATAAAGGTAAGGAATGAACAATTCCTTCTTCCTTTATAAAGGAGTGGGTTAAAGTGAATAAACTCAATCATCATATACCATATTATACTGCTAATGATCACTATATCTCAACAAAGGGTAGTCCTAATGGACCGGCCACTTTATCAGGTATGTGGTCATTTAAGTATTTAGGTAGAGAACTTAGTCATTATCTTTTCAGTATGGTTAATAAAACTTTTAAGAAGGATTTAGCAGGAATGCTACTTCTTTCCTATTTAGTTAAAAAACCAGAAAAGTTTGATGAATCTAAGTATACCTACCATGGTAAATTATCAATTATAAATGATCCTGAATTAAAGTTGAGAATAATAGCTATGGTAGATTACCCTAGCCAATTAGTTCTCCGTCGGGTACATGATGTACTTCTCCATTTATTAGAGAAGTTACCTCAAGACCGAACTTTTACCCAAGATCCTTATAATGAATGGACTGAAAATGGTGACCACTACTACTCCTTAGACCTTAGTGCTGCTACTGATCGCTTTCCAGTGGTATTGCAAAAGAAATTATTATCATATATATTTGGTAATAGTCATTTTGCAAATAACTGGATGAATCTCTTAACTAAAAGAGATTTCTTGACCCCGGATGGTGATACTATTAGATATAGTGTCGGCCAACCTATGGGAGCGTATAGTAGTTGGGCAGCTTTTACTATTACCCATCATTTAGTCGTTGCTTATGCAGCTCATAGAGCTGGTTTAAGCAATTTTAATGATTATATATTACTAGGTGACGATATTGTTATAAAAAACGATAAAGTTGCTCAGAAATATATAAGTATTATGACTAAACTTGGAGTTGAAATCTCCGTCCCAAAGACACATGTAAGTAAAAATACATATGAATTTGCTAAGAGATGAATACAAGATGGTGAAGAGCTTACTGGTCTACCTCTAAAAGGACTTCTAAATAATTGACAATCACCAAGAATTGTATTCTTGGAGATTTGAAACTATTTAGAACGTGTTCCTATTAGTAGTATGACTACTTTGTCTCTAATGGGTTGTTTGTATGAGAGGTTACCTTATGGACCAATGAAGAAAAGAAAATCTTCAAAGGCAATAAGGGACCTTTTATATGATTTTAACCATACCATCCGTTATACTGCCGGTTATGTCAGCTACGATGAACTTAGAAAGTTCCTTTGTAGAAAACTTAACCTCAGTTATGGTAATATACCAACGGAACAGATAGTTCCCTCATTTCTGAGGGCGCTGTTTGGTGTAGGTATGGTTAAAGAGTGCACGGCTCTTAATAAGAAAATTAACACTTCTGTTAAATCTTTCAATGATTATGTTAATAAATTAACATATTCTGTTGATGATTATAAGAAGTTTGTTAATAATTCTATCAGATTAGCTCCACTGTATGTGGCTTACTTTAAGAAAGTTGAAGACTCTCTTGAAGTTACCAGAAGTTTTTTAGCAAAAACAACTTCTCTCACAGCACAAGAAGTGCTTATGAGACTGCAGTTTGAGGAATTTGATAAAATTACTGCCCTCCACCGTAAGGCGGAGGTGCCTGTTATCTTATATTCTAAGCTATGGAATAAGTCTCTAAAGACTCTATTCTATAAAGATCCTCTGTTCCTTACACGTTATGTTAAGGTTCAAAGAGCTCTTAGTGAACAAAGTCATTTAAACGCCCATTTCTATAATGAGAGGCGACGTCCGCTACATGGTGTAAACCGTGGAGTGGATTAGTCTTAATTATAGAAATATTCATTCTTGATCTTAAAGGTTTGTACCTTTCTGTCATTTAGAACGAATTTGAGTTTAACTTAACCAAGTTTAGTCGAGTTTAGTGCGCGGTAATTGAAAATAGCAAATCTACTTTGTGAAGTAGTTTTATTATTTTAGGCCTTTTACCAAAGGCCCCTTTTTCC